TTGTGTTGTTAAAGCACGAGGCGCTGCAAACTTAATATCGTCTAATGATTGATATTCTTGACCACCGGAAGCTCTCTCAACAACAGTTGCAGCAACTGTACTATATCCTGATATAGCACCTGCACTTATAAATGCATTAGCACCATCTGGTTCTGCACCACTTGATATTCTATACGTAGCTTCTATTATATTACCATCTGTCAGCTTTCTTCCAAACGTATCATTACCAAATACTAACTCATAGCTACCATTTGCAGCTGCTTGGACAAAGAATACATTAGATGTACTTCCAACATTAAATAATGTATTAGCTCTTGTCCATTCTGTATTTGTTGTATTAGTATTGGATGTTCTAACACTTACTGATATACTTGTTGTATCCACATCATAGTTACTAATATAGAATGTGTTAGAGGTACTATTGGTTTCATAAAATTCTGTTACAATTTCACCTTCATATAAAGCAATGTTAGCTGCAAGATAACTATTATTAGAATATACTGACATAGCAGAGTTGGTTGAAAATGTATATGTATTAGATCCTACTGTTGATGTAAATTTAGTTAATCTTGGTATGTTAATACTATGAGGGTTATCACCAGGTGTAATTTGTACGTTGGCATAGGCTACTGAACTTCTATATGATGTTGGTAGATAGTTTAATTTCTTTGCATGTGAGTAAACACTATCTCTAACTTGAGCACTATCTAAAAACATTTCAGATGCTACGTGATTAAGATAGATGTTATTGTAATATGTGTTGTATGATAGTACATCTAAAAGTACATTCATATTAGAACCATCAAAATTATAATCACTAAAGTAGGCCTGTGAAGACAAGTATGTTTTCAAATTTGATTTAATTGATTCAAACTCCAAATTAGCTACTATGAATTCAGCATTGGAAGCTGCCATTATCTTGTCCTCTCTAATATTATTTCTAATGTTTCTGGATCTGTTGTATTTATTATTCTGAATTGTATTTCAAATGATAGTGTGTTGTGATCAGGTCTTCCGCGAACAGATACTTTTAATAATTCTGCTCTTGGCTCGTGGTTATCAAAAACTTCTTCAATCATTTTCTTAGCTCTTAGTTCTACGCCAGGTGAATAGTTTTCAAACAATAGTCCTGTTAACCCAGAACCTATCTGAGGTTGAAAAGGTCTTTCGTAACGATTAGTTAACAATAAATTTCTTATAGACTGCTTAACTGCATCAGCATTTGTCTTTCTATTAAGCTGACCAGTCACAGAATTTCTTGAAAAATCTGTAAATAAATCTGAGTATACTACTTTTTTTATACTATGATCAGTTAATGTTTGTAATTTTGACATTGTTTAACCTATCTTGTTTATATTATTTATGCCTAAAGAAAGGCACTTACTCCTGCAGTCACTCTTGTTTTTTGTTTTATTAACTCTGCAAAGATTGGATCTTTAACTTCAGCTTCTATAGAGGCTATTGCTTTTTTAATTGTTCTATAAACTGGGGGGACAATTTTGTTACTTTCTAAGCCCCCACCTGCAGACCCAGGTGATGTAAATAATCCTTTAGCAGCAGGGGATGCTTGAGCTCTTGGTGCTGATTGTGCTATCTTAGCTGGTGCTCCAGAATTAATTACAATTTGTATTGGATTGCCAAGTGTATCAAAAGCTTTCTTAATTTTTTTGTTACCTAAAGATTTAAATGGATTAGCAAGACCTCCTGTCTCACCTTCTGGCAAACCTGTTGGTAAGGCTCCAGCCATCAAAGCAGCACCAGGACCAATATCTGGTAACAATACTCCACAACCACCTATAGGAGGGATTACTAATAGTTTTGCAAGGCCTTTTAACATTGAGTTAATATCAAATCCGCCACCTAATGATATATCAAAATCTAGTGATGATAAACTAATATCAAGATCAGGAAGATCAAATCCAGGAAACTTAATTCCTAATTCATCCATTAAGCGTTGCAAGGCCTCTAGTCCTGCTGCTGTTGGATTAGTTACTGCTTGCATCATTAAGTCAGCAATTGACTCTAACACATTACTGAACAACTCATTACAATCATTAGATAAATTTACTTGGACTGATACAGCTTCTGATTTTTCTTCAACTGTAGCAAATAAATCTGATGGCGTAGTAGCTGTGGCATTAATTGCTGCAATTGTTGCGTTTGCTTCTCTTTGGAGTTTAATTTGATTTACAAGCTCTGTTGGTCTACCTACATCTGCTAACATTGTTACCTCTAATTTAAGTTAATTGTTCCACCATCAATATCAACTTCTGTACCACCATCTATGTCAACTGTTTGTGGTGTACTTAAATTAATATTACTAGCTGCATTTACATCAAATGTGAATCCTGTATTTGCTCTAAAGTGTTTATCTGTATGAACATTAACATTACTTGAAGCCATTAAACTTAGATCTCTTTTAGCTCCTAATGTCATACTTTTTAAAGATGTTTCTTTTACATCTTCGTATACTGTTTTACCACTGGTACCCTTTACTATTATATTTTCGTCTACTTTAATAGTTTGGCTATAATTGCCTTGGACAACACTATCAACTAGTTTACCACCGATATCTTCATTATAGTTACCTTTTATAATATTTATTTTATCATTGTTAACTAACAAACTTTGATCCTCTGCAACATTAGTAGCATGATGTGATAAGTATTCTTCATACACAGTACCACCTACTTTTGTAGTCATGTCACCTCTAACATTAAAGTTAAGATCACCATCAGTTTCTATAAACATATTACCACCTTTAGCACCAGGACCTGAGTCACCATCTGATTGTACTAATAGTCTAACATCAGAACCTTGTACAGTAATACTTACATTACCTTTAACAACCATATTCTTATCATGCATAACCATTTCATAGTCATCACCAACAATTTTTGTTACTCTTGTTCCGTTTGGTTGTATCTCATAGAATGTACCAGCTGTATGATACTGTGCTATTCTTTCAGCTTTAGGTGAATCGTCTACTTCAAATACATGACCTGATTCTGTTACTTTAACATGGTTTAATGGATACAATGATTCACCACCAAATTCAGGAGGGTCATCATATGTTAATGATGCTTTATGATCATTATCTTGACCACCATATCTTGGATTAGGTTCGTTCCAGGTTCTTCTACTATAATAAGTCTCAGAATTATACCCTGGTGGTGGTCCATCTTTATTAGTTAATGCTTCACCATTCTTATCACCTTTATTACTTTCTACACCAGGAGGACCTGCTTTTGGTATTTCTTTTACTCTATTTTTTTTCTTATGTGCTACAATATTTTCTCCAGGTCTTACACTTGGAGTATCTACTGTACTAGCATAAATATCATCCCCTCTAGCTAATCTATTAACATCAGTCTCACCTGGTATCTCTATTTTAGGATATACTTTATTAGGATCATTAAACCCTAGTTCATTATAAGCTTCTGGTGCACCAGCTAAAGTACCCATGATCATAGGTTGCTGCATTTGTTTACCATCTACAAAAAAACCAAATACCCATGTTCCTTCAACAGGACCTGTAGGACTTTCTCCTATGCCACTAATTGATGCACTTGTATAAGGCATAATAGGTGTAGCCCATGGAAGGTCTTCTGTTGGTATTTTACTTCTGTCTTCTGTATGAATACCAAATGCTCTTATACGTACTCTTCCCATCTTTAGAGGATCTTGTCTATCTTCTACTACCCCAAAAAAATGTTGGAAGTTTTTAAAATATTTTCCTGAATATTGTTCCATTATTTAATGCCTTCATCATGTGTAAATTTTAAACCATCTTTTACAATAGTTAATTTTGTATTGAATAAACCGTTATCAGCAATATGATCACATTGTGTAATTAACCATGAACCACTGTAAATACTACCTCTTTGTTTTTTTTCTGGTGCACCTGCTTCTTTTAAATCTAATTTAATTACTGAGCCAACAGTTATACTAGTATCACCATTAATAACTATTACAAACGAATAATGTCCCAACATTTGCTGATAGGATAATCTTCTTCCTACAATAGATCCAAATTCTTCATTAAAAGTTCCTTTTGTTGAATCAATTGCAATTACTGATTCAAGAGGTTCAAGGCCATACAGATCAAAAAAAGCTGATGA